TCTTTTCTTTCATAAAATTTAACTTCTCTTTTTAGCATATTTTTCATTTTTAAATCATCCCTTTTTTATGTTTTTTTGTGTTAATAAATCAGCTAAAAGCTTCTAACTAATAAAAGCTTTTATATCATTTATTGACAATTGATAAAGGTTAAAAAAAGACGAATAAAAATTTAAAAACTGCTTAAGCCTCTTACTCTCTCAACGGTTCGGTACTGTTTTACATCTTATTTACTGCTGGTGCAAGCTTTCAGATATCTAAAAGCTTCAGCTGATCAAAGGTTCAAACAATAAAGCCCTGTTGGTCATAGCTATAAGTCCTGCATCCTGCCAGTTATAGCTTAAGCCTATTGTAACGGTCGGCACCGTGTATCTTCAAGGTTACTTTATTCAGCTTTCAAGGTTCATCCTTTTTATAATAGGTCTGAGATATCCCAAACGATTTAAAAAGGTTTTGGTGCTGTGTTGTTGTGTTTTGATGTTACAATTAGAATTATAAGCTATGTAAAAGCATTTGTCAAGGAATTATTTATAAAAAAGTTAAATAAATTTAAATATAGATTGATTAAAGTATGGCTGAAGCTATGATATCACTAGCTTTAAAGAATTTAAAAAAAAGTTTAATCTTTTTGTTAGATACCTTTTAAAAGGTTCTTTATATATAATATAGTAGGTTTTAACAAATGATATAAAAATAAAAAGTTAAAGATCTGATTTAATAATGCTTGCTTAATGCTATCATATTGAAAAGCTTTATAAAAATGTTAAAAGAATTGTTTGCTTGTTGTTTGCTGGATGTTGCTACAAGCCCCATATAATAGTTAATTGATAATGTATGCTATAAGATGCTATAAGATGCTACAAGCCCCATATAATAGTTAATTGATAATGTATGCTATAAGATGCTACAAGCCCCATATAAATGTATGCTATAAGATGCTACAAGATGCTACAAGATGCTACAAGCCCCATATAAATGTATGCTATAAGATGCTACAAGATGCTATAAGCCCACCAATAAAAAAAATATAGATACAAACTCAAACGAACAAAAGCGAACAAAAGCGAACAACTGTTCGATAGAATCCCCAGCATCCCTAGCAGACCAACGACAACACCAACTTCGTAAAATAAACCTTTTACGAAATAAATATAAAGGTTGTTGATTTGACAGGCTTCAGACGGCTTTTAGTCACTATATATTGACCAGCGGCCAGCTAAAAGAAGCTTTTTATATAAATTGAAAGGTTTTTCTAGCGATTCGATCATTTTTCTCTGTATAAAATGTAGTGAAAAAATGCCATGGGGGAGCTTTGGCTTGTCGATCCCTCGATATACCCCTTCAGATTTTTTCGTCATTTTAGAGTGTACCTTTAGCCCTGCTTTCGGAACGGCTCTTAGCCCTGCTTTCGGAACAACTCAATGCACACCTTCGGAACAACTCAATGCATCCACCAACCCCTCTACATAAGGTTATCTATATGTGTTACTTAATGCTTTCTTAATGTTTATCTATAGAGATTGTCTTCTTAGTTCATTCCCTCTATCTTTTATTTTAAAGCTATACATAAGGGAGAGGGAGGGAGTTTACTCCCCCGATTCCTTATGCTTCTCTATCTCAATTTCTTTTTTTTATATTACTCTCTAAAAAGAAGTTTCTATAGTTTTCTATAGTTTATCTATAGTTTATCTATAGTTCTTCCACCCCCCTTCTATAGTGGGGGAGTAAAATTATCTACTGTTTCAGGTTTTGAGAGATCTATATCGGATGTCTGTTTGCTCGAAGCTATGTAATGCTTCGGAATCCTCCATAAACCTTCGTAATTCTTCATCTCTCATTTCCTCCTTGTAATCTTCTATAGCTTGACTATTATCTCTAGCCATGCTTTCAGTCCAGTATTGAACTGCCATAGCTAACACATCAACTCTATCATCATGTCTAAGAGAACCACGAGCCTTAGTAAGTCTAGTCATTTGATACAGTAAGCTATATACCATTTTGTTATCTTTATATGTGCCTTCAATATCTTTTACAATTTCTTCATAACTAACTATAAGTCTATGTTGATTCATTACAGGTTCTAAAGTATCTATGATCCTTCTTTCTTTTTGTTTATTGTGTTTAACTTCTTCAACACCACATCTATATATTTTGTTTAAGATAGGTTTAAATAACTCAGTAAACATACCATCACCAAAGTTATCCTCAATAATGATTTGGTTAACCTGTTGATCCTGAGCAACCTTAGATAACTTACTGAGAGTCTTTTTGTCATACCCACCACTCAGACCTTCCCATTTAGTCAGATAGAGGTTGCCATAGAGTTGCTTAACTACTGCATAGGTTGTTTCATCCTTTCCTCTTCCTGATGGATCTATAGCCATCATGGAGGATTCATAAGGCAACCATTGGTCTTCCATTCGCATTGGACTGAAAAGACGATCACCACTAAAACCAATACTAGGTAGATCTGTATGCATATATTGTTTTTGGTTTGTCCAAGTAATACTTTGAGGGGCTTTCTCTTTGTTCAAGCTGAAAGCTATTAGATCCTTTAGTTTCAATGGATACTTATTGGCATCAGATAGGCTTGTATCAAGCATAAACTGTAGTAAGAACTCTGACCTACCCATAGCATTTTCTCTTTCCAGTAAGTCCATCTCATCGAATCTATCGGGATCTGTAGGTTTACCAATGATACTTTCATCAGCATACACTTTGTCAACTATAGACTGTGCTAAACAACCTTCATACTTAGGTATAAGTTCAAGACTTGGATATCTTGCTGTCCATATCTTAATTGTGAAACCACGATCACGAAGTTTGTTATATATACTTTCTTCTGTTTGAGGAGTTCCTAGAAAAGTAATCTTACCGTTAGGCTTTAAGATACTTTCAAACTCCATTATTCTTTTGAAAAGTTTCTCTCTCATGTCTTGTGTATAAGAGTTGTTAGGAACTTCAACATCATCAGCAATTATTTCGTCAGCACGAGAACCTGTCATCTGTCCAAAGATACCTACAGACTTCACACTAGGAGCATGAGATGCCCCTGAAGGTGCTACATCAAAAGCTATATTTGAATCTCTTTGGTGATTTTTAGGTTTCAAATGCTGTAAGATAGACATATCATGGATAAGTCTTTTGGTGAATGTACTGAAGTCATTAGCTCTTGTACTTGAAGCTGATACAACCAAGAACTTTGCCTGTGGATTCTTTAGCAACTTCCAGACCACATAAGCACTAGTTATCCAAGACTTACCTACACCACGGAAAGCTTCAAGAACCTTCCTCCGTGTGCTTTCTTTTCCGTCACTAGTTTCTCCATGCTGTAACCAGTAAGCTATTTCATACTGTATAGGAGTTGGATCAGGAAGTCCTAAATGTTTCCAAACAAGATATAAAAAATTTCTAAAGTCATCTAAAACTGCATTACTAACCATTGTTCATCTTCACCACATTCTCACCTTCAAAAGGAAGTTTCTTACTAATTATATCTAAAGGTTCACCCTTCTTAATACTTATGTCAATACCATTCTCTTTACATAATCTTATTGCATTAGAGATGTCTTGTGGAGAAGCTTCACCACTTTCTATACGCACTAAAAGTTCTTCTGATGTTGCTTCAAGTAGATCTAAAAGTATATCCTCTATGTTAGTTTTCTTTCTGTTTTCCTTATTTATCTTACTCATATGTAACACCTCCAAAAAATAAAAGCCCCAAGGTTTTACCCCTAGGGCTTAATGTATCTATCTGTTTCCTTTGTATTTGTCTATGCCTTTCTCAACACCTCTACTAACTACATAACCACCAATCATTATCTTTAGTAATTCCCACATCTCAGGAGGAATCTCTAAGGTAACACTAGTTCCAAAGAAAGCTCCTGTGTATGGAGCAATTATATAGTTATTAGCTATGATAGCCACAAAGACCAAAGCTGTTATAGGTCGCCAAGTAGCTGTCAACCAATGTTCTGATTCAGCTTCAGCTTTTATAATGTTTCCTTGAGCATTGATTAGTTGAGTTGTTACTGTATTTACAAGCTGATCCATAGCTAACTGTATCTTCATCTTTTCTTCATCACTTGTGTGCATGTTGTTTATCAAACCAGTTACAGGTTCTATAGCACCTTTAATGATGTCTTTAATTCCAAAGCCCATATCTACCTCCTATTCATCTATCCAAAATGCTGGATACCCTCGAACATCCATATGTACACGATTCCTATAAATACCAATACCATCAAAACCTATTTCCTTAGCTAACTGAGCTAATTCTGTAGGTGTTATGTCTAAGTTATTAGTGGATACATCAACAGCTTTACCATATAGGTGTTGGCTGTTAGAACTTCCACCTACTCTTTTGTTATGCTCAGGGTTTCTATAGCCACTATTGATAATCAAAGGTTTGCCTATACGATCTCTAAGCTTCTGTAAAAGTTCTACAAGTTTATCATCAACTACTACCTGATGACTTCCATCTTTACACTTAAACTCATAAAGCCAAAAATGATCACTAAGTTGAAAGTTATTAATCATTTCTCTTATATCACCTCTTTTATGTACCAAAGGAAGAACCCTAAGCCTGAACCAAGGATGATCCTTAACACCCAATTAAGGGTAGATAAGAGATCATCAATCTTTTTAATTAAGTTTTCTATTTGATTTTCAACCTTAGATCTATGTTGTTCTAAGGAGTCTAATCTCTCACCGTGATTATTTAATCTTTCTGTATGTTCTCCTAGTCTACTATACACAGTATCATGTCTTTCATCACATAGTTCACTAGAGTATTCAATCATAAAACACCACCAATCTTAAATATTTAGTTTTTCTATTAGAACTTCTTTATCTATATCACCTACTACACGATCTAATTCATTTCCGTTGTCAAAAAGAATTACTGTTGGTATAGCTTTAACATCTAATTGATCTACTAAAGCAGGATTATCATCTATGTTTACTTTTGTAACTGTATAACCATCACCATTTAATTCATCTATGTAGTCTAAAACCTTTTTACAAGATGTAGCCCATCCTGTATAAAACAAAGTTAATTCTTTATTCATAAAGTTACGCCTCCTTTTTTTAGTTATATCTTATTTAATATACTATCTTTATCTGTGTATCACATCATCTTTTTATTGTAACAGTTCATAACATATTTTACTCTTCATAAGGCTGTCCAACTATGTTTTCGTATTCTTCTATTGTTAGCCTATTCATTCCAACCAAAAATTTATATAACCTTTTTTTAGCGTCAGTCAAGTTATACACCTCCGTTTAATACAGTCTCTGTCAAGTCAGCAATTATATTATACATTTTATCTTTTTCTTTTTCCTGCTCCGTCTTTTCAGCCAAAATAAACCATGATTGTCCATTACAGACTTTGTTTTTTATTAACTTCATGTCATGATGTTCTTCGCTGCTTTCTTCGTCTGAAATAATTACAGTATCTAGATTGTCTTTAAATACTTCATCTTCAATGATTGTGTCAGAAATGTAGTTATTACCATTAAGCTCTAAATCTTTTAATTCTGTACCGTCAGCCAGTTTAATATTATGCATAGTTTTCCTCCTTCAGTTTTTGAAATAGTTTATTAGCATTTTCCCTTTGTATTTTTCTCATTATTTTATAATGATTTTTAAACCAAGAATTGTAGTAATTAATAAATTCTTTTTTAGATAATATTTTTACTAACTTTTTTAATTTTCTTCTCATGCTGCTAATTCTTTTGGGATTAATTTTTTTAATAATTCTACCTGTATCAGTAAGGGAGTATTGTATTTGCAAGAATCTCCAATATTTCGATAGCTTGCATATCCTGGTCTTTTTCGGATGAATGCTTATCCCAATACTGTTTGCTACTTCTGTTATTTCTTTAGATAATTCTTTAAGATAATCCTTGTCTTTATGAATAATATAAGAATCATCCATATAGCGGCCATAATATTTTATACCTTTTACAATTTTGATAAAATTATCTATTTTTGTTGGATAGAGCACTCCTGCAACTTGTGCTACCTGGTCGCCTATATCAAGGTGCTTTTCCATATGTTTGTCACCGGTAAGTAATGACTTGTCTATTTTTTGATATTCTAAAGAATTAAAAACAACATTCAGGCAGTTTTTATAGTCTTTATCGCTCATAAAAGAGACATCAATTCTTGCTTTTTTGAGCACCATTTCTAATAGCCAAAGAGCAGTGTCATTATTTATTACTTCTTTGAACATATTCATTAATATTTTGTGCTGTATATTATCAAAATATTTAGTGTAATCACATAGCCATATATAACCTTTATTGCTTTTGTTTTTGAGATAGTATCTTCTTAGATGTGTTTCAAACCTGCTTCTGGTAAAACCAATGCCTTTTCCTTTAAGGCTTGCTCCATTATCATATATTAAATATTTTCTAATAGATGGCATTAAAATTTCATCACACAAAGCTCTTTTTACTACTCTATCTCTAATATGATCACCGCTGATAAATCTAGTTTTCCCTCTTTCGCTTAAAACAAAATTATTGGAAGGAGAAAACTTAAAAGTTCTATTTTTTATTTCTTTTTGCAATCTAACTAATTCTGTTAATAAATTCATTTCAAATCTTTGCACTTGTGGTTTCCAGTCACTACCTTTTTTAGCTTTTATAAATGCATCATATAAAGCTTCGATATTATATATTTCACGCTGATAACTACAACTCTCGTAAGAGGCAGTGTCGTGTTTA